TCACCCAGTCTCAGGAGGAACAGCGCAAGTTTTCTAAGATTGCTGAAACAAACGACAAAGTAGAACAAGATGGATTTTTAATAAACAAAAAACTACTTACTAGAGACACAAATCGGACTTGTCCTGTTTGTAAGACATATTCTTTTCATCCTCAAGATGATTTGTATATGAATAAATTTGAGTGCTGTCACCCTTGTTATATAGCGTGGGTCGAGGGCCGAGAAGAGAGATGGCTGGACGGCTGGAGACCAAATAGTGAAAATTAGCACCGCACAATTGCATAATATCATTAAAGAAGAGATCAAAGAATCGCTAGCCTTGTCGCGTTCAAGATTGCAATCTGCACAAGAATTAGATTCGAGCCTGAAACAGTTGGAGAAAGTGATGGTGCATCTTCTTCACCAAAAACAGTCCTCCGAACCCGGCACCGAAGAGCACGATAGGGCTAAAGAGCAGTTGGCACGACTGGCGGCCGTTGCGCAAGAGTATGCCTATATAGGAAAGCGATAATGAGAGTCACCAAATCAAGATTGAAAGAGATTATCTTGGAAGAGGTTCATGGAATCGAAGCCGAGGAACAGCTGGAAGAAAATTATCTATTATCTGAGAACATGCTGGCGTCGATAGCTCCTAAAGTTGTAGAATTTATAATTGAGAGCCCCAAGATTATGGAAATTTTATCTAAAGCGCTTGCTCCCATGTTGGCTAAAGTACTTGGTGGCGAGGAAGAAGGGGGCGCTGCAGGAGCAGGAGGAATTCCGGCCGACATAGCTAGCGCCGTAACAGAGGAAAAAAAAAATGGCAACAGTATACGATATTATTAAAGGAATCAACCAGGCCGCTGCAAATGCGTACGACGGCTCTGATGCAGAAGTGGGCTTATCACGCGAAGAGGGCGATCCTATTTTAGACCGCCGGGTGATAGATGGCTTCAAGGTAAGGATCTTGGGTCCGATCTTACGCATCACTTACCAGGCAGAAGTTCGACTTCAAGATGTAAAAGACAAAGGCTTTGAGGATTCTATTATTTCAACGCTTAAGGATATTGTTAAATTTTTAAAGAAAGAATACAAAGCAATTACTGGCGACACCCTCACACTCACTATAGATGGGGACCATAGTATCTTAGTTCAGCGTATGTCTAACTACCGCACGGATGTACAAGCTTATTGCGATTATAAAATCGGTGGTCTAAAAGATGTTGATGAAGTAGATCGAGGATCTTCTGAGGACCGTTTAGACAAATCAATAAAAGCATGGCTTGAGCTGGGCCCCGGCAAAAAGCGAACCCCTAAGGAGGGTTGGGTCAACCCAGCTAAAGGCAGCTAAGGGGTGATATGTCAAATGCTCTTACAAAAGAGGAGATACTGAGGGAAGTCGTTAAAGCCGGGAAAGATCCCGTACACTTCACGACTGGCTATTGCCGCATCTCTCATCCCCAGCGAGGCTTGATTTCGTTTAAGGCATTTGACTATCAGAAACAGCTACTAAAAGATTACAACGATTATCGTTTTAACGTTATCCTGAAGGCGCGCCAGCTGGGTATCTCTACCATTACTGCTGCCTATATCGGGTGGCTAATGATGTTTCATCGCGACAAAAACATACTTATTGTGGCCACCAAGTTACAGACAGCCACCAATCTTGTTCGAAAAGTTAAATCTATCATTAAAAACCTTCCTGACTGGATGCAAATTTCTCAGATCATAGTGGATAACCGCACTTCATTTGAGCTTTCGAATGGATCACAAATTAAAGCTGCGTCAACATCGGGTGATGTGGGTCGTTCTGAAGCTCTTTCATTATTGGTAATCGATGAGGCCGCTCACGTTGAGAAGCTCGGTGAGCTGTGGGCCGCTCTATATCCTACTCTCTCGACCGGCGGCCGGTGTATTGCGCTTTCGACGCCCAATGGTGTGGGAAACTGGTTTCACCAAACGTGCGTTGAAGCCGAGAACAGTACGAATGACTTTTATATGACCACTCTGATGTGGGATAAGCACCCAGATCGCGACAAGGCTTGGTTTGAAAAAGAAACCATGAATATGTCGAAGCGCCAGATTGCCCAAGAGCTTGAGTGCAACTTCAACGTTTCTGGAGAGACGGTTATCCATCCTGACGACTTACAATGGTATTTAGAAAGAATTGCATCTCCTGAATACAGAACCGGCTTTGATCGAAACTATTGGATTTGGAAACGATATGATCCCGAGAAGCCTCACCTTATTGTAGCAGACGTTGCGCGAGGTGACGGCAAGGACAACAGTGCTTTCCACATATTTGAGCTTGAATCATTGGAGGTTGTTGCAGAATATGTAGGGAAACCGAATCCTGACGAATTCGCAGATATCCTGTATAATGTTGCTGCAGAGTATGGGAACCCTATGTTGGTCATAGAAAACAACAACATAGGCTACGCAGTACTTAAAAACTTGTTAGATAAAGGGTATCCTAACTTATATCATTCTACTAAAGGCGATCATCAATACGTGGATCCTATTACAGCCCAATGGCAAACAAATGCAATCCCTGGATTTACCACCTCTTCAAAGACGCGCCCCCTTATCGTGGCCAAGATGGAAGAGTTTATGAGAAATAAACTAATTAAAATTAATTCAAACCGACTTCTGGCTGAAATGAAAACATTTATTTGGCACAATGGCCGGCCAGAGGCCATGAGGAGCTATAATGATGATCTGGTTATTTCATTTGCAATTGGATGTTGGGTGCGAGACACGGTGATTGTAGAAAGTCAAAAGGGCGTTGAGTACAGTAAACAGTTTTTGTCTTCCATTTCGACATCTCACACCACGCTCTCCACTACGATACCAGGACAGCGCGAACATAAGATGACCAAAGAAACACAGCAAGGTACGGCCGCCGCAGCGTATAATGAACAATATATGGCTTTAATAAAAGGATAACTCATGGCAGCAAATAAAGGAAACAATACTCGAAATCCTGACTCTCCATTATTTAAGAGACTCACAAGATTATTTTCGGGCCCTATTGTAAATTATCGTGCACAAATCGCACGACAAGAGCGGCGCAACGCTTTAGACAAATATCGTTATAGATTCCGTTCTTTGAGCGGGCAAGAGTTTAAACGCGCCTCAGACAACCTATCACAGAATTATAACATCTTATCTTCGCATGCGATGCGGAGTCAGAATCGCGGCGAGAGGTATCAAGATTTTGATCAGATGGAGTTTATGCCCGAGATCGCTTCGGCCATTGATATCTATGCTGATGAAATGACCACCTCGAACGAATACGACAAACTCTTAACAGTCGACTGTCTCAATCTAGAAATTAAAACAATCTTGGAAGCTCTTTTTTATGATGCGTTAAACCTTGAGTTTAACTGTTTTGGCTGGGCCCGGTCTATGTGCAAGTACGGAGATTTCTATCTCTACCTAGATGTTGATGAGCAGATAGGAGTGAAGTCAGTCATTGGCTTACCGGCGCAGGAGATCGAGCGTCTGGAAGGACAAGACCCCACAAATCCAAACTATGTGCAGTTCCAGTGGAACGGCGCCGGCATGACTTTTGAGGATTGGCAGGTCGCACACTTCCGGATTCTAGGTAATGATAAATATAGCCCCTACGGCACCTCTGTTTTAGATCCGGGTCGTCGGATTTGGAGACAGCTTGTGCTTTTAGAAGACGCTATGATTGCCTACCGCGTTGTTCGAGCTCCCGAACGTCGGGTTTTCAAAATTGATGTGGGCAACATCCCACCTCAAGATGTTCCTCAATATATGGAAAAGGTTAAAACCGAAATGAAGCGAAACCAAATGATTAACGCCAACACCGGAAGAGTGGATCTGCGCTATAATCCTTTGTCGCTGGAAGAAGATTACTTCATTCCCATGAGAGGGGGCGTGGGGTCGGAGATCACATCTCTCCCCGGCGCCAAGTCTCTTGACGATATCGAAGATGTAAAGTACTTGCGGGATAAGCTCTTCTCGGCTTTGAAGGTCCCTCAGTCTTACCTTACGAATCTTGAGGGAGATAACGAAGATAAAACCACATTAGCTCAAAAGGATATTCGTTTCGCGCGAACAATCCAAAGGTTGCAGCGCGCCCTAATTTCAGAGCTTGAAAAGATTGCGGTGGTACATTTATATACTATAGGTTTTCGTGGTGAGGACCTGGTAAGTTTTAAGTTGGCCCTAAATAATCCTTCACGTTTGGCCGAGTTACAGCAACTTGAGTATATGAGAACAAAGTTTGATATTGCTAATGCTGTTCCTGAGGGAGTTTATAGTAAACGTTGGCTAGCTAAAAATATTTTGGGAATGTCTGACGAAGAGTTCTTGCGCAATCAGCGTGAAAGTTTTTATGATAAGAAATATCAGCAAGCTCTTGAGGGAGTGGCCGAACAAGGTGCGGCCGACGAAATGGGTGGCGGCTTAGGCGGCGGCGATTTAGGTGGAGATCTTGGTGGAGATCTTGGGGGTGACCTAGGCGGCGGAGAAGACCTAGGCGGCGGAGAAGACCTGGGCGCCGGCGAGGATGCCGGCGGCGATGAATCGGCTCTTTTGACCGCTCCAGCGCGCCGCGAGGATGATCCGAAACACACAAGCTACTACGACAAAAGCCGTAAGTATAATAGGAAAGATGGCCGCGCCGATGGGCGCCGGACGAACAATCCGGGCCCCCGACGCAGAAACCTTCGCAGCACCGCTGCTCCTGAAGCCGTTACGTATCGTAGTCGCGATAGGTCGCGGGTAGGACACTCTGTTGGTCGAGTGGGACTTCCTGATCTTAGAGCGTTAGTTAGTCTAGAAGAGAATGATGGATCTATTTATAATAAAGATGAGGCATTGCTACTTGAGAACACGGCGGATATACGTAGACTTATAAGCCAATTAGATAAGAAAGAGGCGGAAAAGGATGAAACATAATAAGAAACGCAATACAGCTTTTATTTATGAGGCTCTCGTAAAAGAGGTCACAAAATCGACGGTGAGTAATAAACACAGGAGAAGCTCGGCCGCTGTGGGGATTCTTAAAAAGCATTTTGCTAAGGGAACTACTCTATATACAGAGATGCAACTGTACAACACCATATTGGAAACACGAAATATTCAACCTGCAGTTGCGGAGAGACTCCTACAAGAAACTAAAGCTGCGCGAAGCAATGTGAATGACAAAGTTTTGTTTGCCGCTCAGTCACAAGTTATCGCAGCTATTAATAAAAGTTTGGGCCAGAATGTTTGGTCTAATTTTGTTCCCAATTTTAAAACATTGGCTTCCATAAGTTCTATCTTTAATAAAAGATCTTCGGTAAAGCAAAAAGTTTTATTTGAACAAGCTCTTGTTGATCATATGTCACAGAAGGTCTCCACAACACATAGTAATTTAAAATCAATTGATAATTTAGCATATCGATCGTTCATTAAAAAGTTTAACGACAAGTACGGCGACCTCTTACAGGAGCAAAAAGAACTACTCAACCGTTATGTTACAAGTTTTGCAGATGATGGGTTTGAACTACGACTCTACCTCAATGAAGAAATATACAGGCTTAAGGGCTTACTTAGTGAAGCGGCGGAAGCCGAGTTGGAACCTCTCATCTCGCAAAAAGTAAAGAAAGTTGCGGAGTACTTAGACGGATTTCGTAAGCACGAGCTTACTGAGTCTCACCTCAACAAGGTTTTGCAGACACAAGAGTTGGTGCGGGAGCTTACCTTAAATGCTTAAGATTAAGATTGGAGGCCCACAAGCAACAGTAGAACTGCAAGCCCGCAAGGCGCTTGATGGATCTCTACTTATCATGGATCATAAAAAGATTGATATTGCGGTTATGCCCGAACAAATGAAGGTTGTAACCTTCCCTAAAACGACAGCTACCGAAGATGTTTATGATTATCAGAATCGTCTTTTGGAGATGCTTTCAGATAAAGGCGTCGTAGACCGCTCCAGCATTCAGGGAGGAAATATTTTTCGTTCCTTAGAAGGGGCACTTTTCTCCAACGAACAGATCAATGCTCTTCAGGCAGCTGTGTTTGTGATTGCCGAATTTCTGCAGCACGAAGCCGGCGCTGAACGCGTCGCCGACGAATACGAGAAAGAACTCGAAGATATGTATACTCGCCCGGACGACCGAGATTCTACGGAGTACGGGGAAGTTCCGCAATATGCGGAGAAGGGATCTATGCGTCCTGGGTATTATTACTATCCGTTACGCTATCGATACTAAATGGAATTAATACATTTTATACTTGCCGCTTACGGCATGACATTCATTATAGTCCACGGCCACATCTTTAATAAGATCCGACCAGAGTGCAAAGCATGGGGCGGCTTCGGCCGTTTGTTCCATTGTCATTTGTGTATGGGATTTTGGGTTGGGGTGTTTCTTTGGGGCGTAAGTCCATATACTGAACTATTTAGTTTTGGTTCAGGTGCAGTAACTGCGTT